GTAGATCGTCTCCCCCCGGGGGGCCTCCCCCCCCCTGTTCTGGCCGAGCGTTCAGCTTGCCTCGTACCTGCTCCAGTCGTAGTGCTGCGGCAGGTCGTCGTTATTTATCTCTTTGTCTTCCTGGAGTTCTTTGACGTCGCGCGCCATGAAGATCTTGTTGCTCTTCGCCCGGTTACACCAGCGGTGGGCCAGTTGCAGGTTTGAGAGGTCTGACGGGTGTCCGCCTTTGCTGAGCGGGATGATGTGGTCGACCGTCGCGCTCATGGGGTCCGGAGCCTTCAGACGTTTGTCGACCGGCTGACCGCAGATGCCGCAGTTGACCTGGGTCCGGAGTATGATTTTTCTATTCTTCTCGAGTGCCGTGGCGAACTCGCCGATGCGGTCCTGTCTCGTAGTCATGGCAATAAAATGAGGGCGCCGCGTGGACGCCCTCGAGGATGAAGTGAGTAGATGCACAGGTACATTCTGACCGTTTACACTATAACACCGAAAAAATTATTATTTTCTCTTATCTTTCGCCGCGGTCATAGCTCCGTGAGCGTGATCTCCGGATAGAGGTATTCAAGGAGCTTTTTCTTCAGCCTGTAGGTCTCCGTCCTGAAGCCCTTCACGTCCTCGACCACGAGCTGGCCGGTCTCCGTGTCTATGTAGGCGAAGTCGGCGCGGTATGTCGTCCTCCGGATGGTGTGGCCGTTCTTCCTGTACTTCGGGATCAGCTCGTACTCCGGCTGCAGGCGGAGGTCTTCGATCCTTCCGACCTTTTCGAGGATCTTGAGCTCGGCGTAGCGTCTGGCCTCCTTCCTGCTATCGAAGGTGATCCCGTCGACGACCGTCTTGGCGGAGCCGTACTTTGACCGCTTCGGTGTCTCGTACCATGTTTTCATTTCCTTCTTGCCTCCTCCTGCAGTTTCCTGATCAGCCACTCGGGGTCGACCTTTGTCAGCTCCTTGTACCAGGCGGACCGGAAGAAGCGCTCGAGGCGCCTCTGTTCGTCCCTCTTCCTGTAGCCCTCGCGGATGGCCTTGATGTAGTCCTTCGCCGCCTGCATGACGACGCCGTTCGCCAGGTTCTGGTACGGATCGCCGGCCTGTCTGCTGCTGTCGTCATACTTCGGGTGGATCGGCATCCTCTCTTCTTTCTCCTTTCCAGCACCATGCCGTTTCAGGTCTTTGTTTTTCATTTAGCCCGACCGCCGGGCATATAAACCATTCGTATTTCGGATTGTGCTTGCAGTCCTTACACCGCACCACCTCGACGATGTCATCGTTTGCCAGGGCTTCTCCGATCGCCTTCCCTATGCTCTCAAAGTCGACGACGATCGGCTGCATGAAGGTCGTCGGTGTGCTGACTGCCGGGAGGCTCTTGATGTAGTCCATGATCCCCTGGCTTGTCCTGAGGATCGCCTCCTCTGCTTCTCTCGGTCCTTCTATGGTGAGCTCGAAATTCAGGGCATCCTGCCTCCGGATCAGGTCGTCAATCATTGTTTTCTCCTTTCCACGGCTTCGGTAACTCTTGCCACGCAACTATCTCGTCTTGAATTGCGTGGAAAGAGTTCATCTGCTCCCACCATGTTTCACCCCGCTCATTACTCTGATACGAAGCGACCATCATATCCCCGAACTCATCCTGAATAAGATAGTATTTCGTCACATGCCCGACAAGCTGATTCGGTTTCGGCAGTCTCACCTCGCACGGAATCCACCGCTCTGCGGAGGGCATGGTTAAAAGATTTTGCCTTACCTCTGCTGTTCTTATCCAGTTTTCGCCGTCTTCCGCTGTCGGTAGTGTTCTAACTCTTCCGCTAATCGCATACGCAATCGCCGCCTGCCTGCTGATTGTATCGTCAGTCATCTTCTCTCCTTTCGCCGTCTGCGCAGAACCAATCGTCCTGTCTCGGCAACTGCCACCGAATAAAATGCCCACAGTCGCACATTTTGTCTTCAGGATCACGATGCTTGCAGTCCTTGCATCTGACCAGATCACCGATTTCGCTCCAATGTGCTACTGCACCTCGCTCATCATGATGGAAAATCACTATCTTTTCTTTCGCCATCACTTTCTCCTTTCCACGGCTTCGGGAGCGGCATCCATGCGACGACCTTCGCAAACTTCTGATCGCGTACATCTCGTCCTCCTTATGCGTATTTGCTCGGGAAGAGCGTCTCGTATGGTGTCTTCCTCTGCTCGAAGGCGCCGAACGTGCCGGAGGCCGGTTTTTTCGCCTCCTGCGGTGCGCTGCGTTCCCGGTCCCGTCGTGACCAGTTCCTGGCCGCTGCCTTCCAGTCCGTCATCTTCGTCCTGCCGACCATCCAGTTCTTGCTGGCGTAGAAGTCGCAGAAAGCCTCCGCGTCTATGTCGAGGCCGTTCTCCTCCGCGTAGGCCCAGACGTCCGGAGCGGTGGGAGGTCTGAAGACGGTCCTCTTCACGGTCGTCGGTTCCTGTGGCGCGTCCTCGCGCGTACGCGCGCGCTCTTCACTTATTCCTTTATCCTTTATCCTTAATCCTTTATCCTTTATCCCCGCCGCCAAATTTTCGCCATACTCTGCACTTGGTGTGCTTTTGGTGTCCGTTTGGTGTGCTTTTGGTGAGCTTTTGGTGTCGCCAAATTCACGGAGTGCCTCTTTTTTGCCGTTCGTCACCTCGGCGCCTCTCCGGCCTGCTTCGGATCTCTTGTCACTCTTCTCGAAGACGGGCGCGAGGAGCTTCAGCATGGCGCTGACGACCGGATCCGAGGCTTCGAGATCCTTACCGTCGAAGCGGTTCCTCATGACGGCGTCGTAGAGTGCGAGCCTCTGGTCGTCCGGCAGCTCCTCCGCTGCCTCGTATATGCTCCTGTAGATCAGGGTCCCTTCAGTTCTCATCGGTCTCTCCCTTCCAGTCCGCGAGCTCGCAGACCAGGCGATCGTCCGGGCCGGTATGAATAACCAGCCCGGTTTCGTCCTTCAGCTCCTGCATGATGTCCGTCCAGGAAGGCGCGGTTTCGTCGTCCCGGATCAGAACGCTGCCGGCGATCTTGTCGAACTCCCGGAGCGCCTTCAGGATCTCCTCCGCCTCCAGGTCGTAGGCCCTGCGGACGGCGAGCGCGATCCCGGTGTAGATGCGGTCGTATTTCATGTCCGTCCCTTCGGTGATGGCGTCCTGGATCAGCGAGTAGCGGATCGCGTGGATCATCATCTTCGGGACGCCTCTTGATGCGAGGTAGCCGTAGACCTGATTCATGGTCATCCTCTGGCCTTTGGTCTCTTTCATCTCGCCACCTCCTGCATCAGATCCTCGAAGCTGAGTTGGCCGGGGAAGGCTTTCCGCTCCTCCTCTTCCTGCTGCATCCGTTCGGCCTTGTAGGCGTTGTATTTCTGCCTGTAGAGGTAACTCTTGCCGAAGATGTTCCAGGCCGCCTTCGTGATGTTCGGCTCGTATTTTCCGATCATTTCGAGGTCCTCGACGGCTCTGTACGAGATCGGGCACCCGCAGCATCCGGTCCGCTTCAGACCGTAGACCTCGTAGGCGTCGGAGTAGCGGAGGTTATAGTTCTCTTTGTACCAGCGCTTGTCCTCGTCGCTGACGTAGTAGAGCGGCCGGAGTCGGTATTTGCCGTCGGCGGTCTCTGTGAAGCAGAGGGCCGTGTTGTCCTTCCTGGGGACCGACCTCATGCCGCCCTCGTCCCTCCGTTCGCCGGTGATGACCATCTCGTAGTCCTTCTGGACGCTGTGCGCGACCTGCTTCTTGCAGTAGTCGCAGCAGCGGGCGGAGATCTTGAAGTCCGGCGGGTATTCTCCGATGAAGTCCCGCATATACTTCGAGGAGTTGATCACGAGCTGGATGTCCGGCCGCGGTTCTCCGGCGGCGTTGCAGCAGCAGATGAAGTTGATCAGGCTCTCGCACTTCGGGAATCTCTCGCGGAGTTCCTGCCGCTTCGCCGCCTTGTCTTCCGCCTCCTCGTACTCTTCGGCGATCGAGAGCGGGACCTGCTTCTTTTGCCACTCCTCGAGGCCGCCGCTCATGATCTTTGAGACGAAGGGGATCCCGTAGAGCCTGGCCGCATTCACGATGTTGACCTTCGGGCGGATCTCCTCGATCTCGACGCCGTACTTCTCCGCGGTCGCTTTTACATGGTCCCGCGTTGCCTTCATCTCGAGGCCGGTGTTGAAGAACACGTACTTGACCGGCGCGAGGCTCGGCAGCATCTTCCGCGCGTTCTCGATCAGGTCGATCAAGAGGTCGCTGTCGGATCCGCCGCTGTACGAGCAGACTGCCTTCGGGTGCTGCCTGAGCCTTGTCATGATGATGCCGGTGATCGCCTGGAACTTCGCCGGCGGATCGTAGTCCGCGTAGTCCGGGCGGTCGGTATATACTCTGGATTTGTACTCGCTCATCTCGCCACCTCCCGGAGCGTCTGCTCGTAGCCGCGGATGTAGTTCACGTAGGCCGCGTCGTAGGGGCCGTACTCGCTCTGCTTGTGCTGTGAGATCACCGTGTTCAGGTCGGCGCCTCGGTTGAAGCGCTCCGCCTGCTGGCGTGCGTAGACGTGGATCTGCGCAAAGGGGTTGAAGATGTCCGTCCCGGGGACGCCGTACTTCGCAGCGGTCTGCGGCCAGAACGTGATGCGGTACTGGAGGAGACCCATGTCGACGCCGTTGTTGGCGTTGACGACGTAGATGTCGCCGCGGCTCTCTCCGTAGATCTGGCAGATGGCGTGAGGCATGAACCACTCGATCCCGGCGGCCTTCAGCTCCTCGCGGAGGTAGTCCTGGAGGTAGGCCGGGAGGGTGTAGCCGTCGACCGTGTAGAGCGGCGGCAGCGGCTCTGCCTGTGTGGCCTCGGATTCTGCCGTTTTTTCGGTCTCTTCCTTCTCGGTCGGCTCGTTCATGCAGGGCATGGCGCCGCCTTCGATTCTGGCCCGGTTTCCGCTCTCCGGCGCGGCGTTCATGTGTGCCGCCTGCGGTCTCGGTGTGAGGTCTGCGAGGATCATGCCGAAGACGACGCCGATCAGGAAGATGACGACCGCGGCGAAGAAGATCCTCCGGATGTCTGCTCTTGTCATCTCGCTGCCTCCTTCGTGAGCTTGTAGCGTTTGAACTGCTGGCCGGTCTTCTTATCCGTCACCCATTCGTCGCCGATGATGTGGCCGTCCTTCCGGAGCTGCGCGATATAGTGCCGGAGCTCCGTCGTGTGGAGCGCGCGGATGCCGTCGTTCACGGTCATGTGCTTATGTGTCTTCAGGTACTGGAGCACCTGCTCTTTCCTGGTTTCCATCTTCATCCTCCTGTTTTTTCTGAGATCTCCGCCTTCCCCGCGTGGAGAAGGGTGTATGTGTGGCTTGTCGAGTAGTCCATCTGCCGGGCGATCATCTCCGTCCGCTGGAGCCAGATGTAGCGGCGGAAGAGCGCCTCCCGCGCCTCCGCCCTCTCCACGAGCTGGATCAGGCCGACGGCGATCTGGATCTTCTCGTTCTCCGCGTCTATCTTCGCCGCGAGCTTTTCGCTCCGCTCCTCGATCCTGATGATCGTCTCCTCGAGGTGGTTCTTCGGGGAGCTCTGGACGCGGATGCCGTCGTAGGTGATCGCCCGGATCGCCTCCGCCTCTTCTTTCATCTCCTCGATCTGGCGGAGGAGGAGGTCCACCTCGGTCTTCGCCTGTCGGACCTCCTGCAGCGTTTTGTTGATCTCCTGGATCGTCACGGTCTCCTCCTGTTATTTGAACGGCAGCCCTTCTTCGTCCGGGACCTGCATCCATTCGTCGACCTCTTCGACCGGGTCCGGGGTGTACGGTGTGCCGGTCTGCTTCGGTGCCGGCGCCGGCCTCTCCTCCTGGGCGTTTTTGCTCTCCGCGAACTCCTGGTCCTCGACGATCACGTCGGTCGTGTAGACCTTCCGGCCGTCCCGGTCGGTGTAGCTCCCTGTCTGGATCCGGCCGGAGATGGTGATCTTCGTCCCGCGGTGCAGGTACTTCTCCGCCCACTCTCCGCTCTTACCGAAGGCGACGCAGGAGATGAAGTCCGCGTTCTGCTGGCCCTCCTCCTGCCGTCCGCGGCGGTCGACCGCGAGGGTGTAGCGCGCGACGGCCTTGTTAGCTTCGGATCCGCCATAGCGGACGTCCGGGTCCCTGGTCAGGCGTCCCATTAAAATGACCTTGTTCATGCTGTTATCCCCTTTCCTGTCAAAATGTCATTGAGCGCTCTCGTGTTGACCAGCCAGTCCCTCCCGCTCTTAATGTTCGCTACTTCTCCGGCCAGGCACATCTTCCGAAGCCTGTCGTAAGACAACCCGTACTTTTCCGAAGCAGGCCGCAGCTTCATCATCAGCGGCTCTTGCCCGTCCTTTTTTGATTCGCTTTCTGTTCTCACGAGGACAGGCCCACTTGGTGCCTGAACGACTTCCCTTTCTACTCTTCCTTGTTTTGAACCGTGGGACACGTTGTAGCCGTATGCTCGGTCTGCAGCATGGAACTTTCGTATGTAAAACGCCTCTCGTTCATTGATCTCGTCGGCTGAAATGTCGTCCTCCAAAATCTCGCTCCTCACGTTGTTCCATCCGTACCGAACTATGGCGTCAAATACAAATTGTCCCTGATAGCCTTTTCCGCCTTGCCATCTGTCTTCCGTCTTTCCGGAGCACGTCTGGCCGACATACACCTTCCCGTTTGGGAATGTGTGCTTGTAAACACAATGGAGAGCGCCGGTCGATTCATCATTCACGCGAGGCCTCCTTATCCGGCCGGCCCGCGAGGATCCCTCCGGCGTCCCGCCATTGGCCGATCGTCATGTCTTCGATCCGGTCGACGCCGTAGCTTTTCAGCATTGACCACTCGCTGACGCCGGTCCTGGTCAGCTCCCTCCGGAGCGCCGCTGCCTCGAGCTGGCCGATCTTGTCGTCCGGGGCCTTCGGTTTCCGCTCTTCCTTCGCCGGTGCCGGTTTCTTCGCCGCAGGCTTCTCTTTTTCGGCCTGTTTCGTGTACTCCTCCGTGTCGGGGTCCTTCGTATCGTCGAGAAGGAAGAGGCCGTTTAAGGCGTACTTTCGGGCGTAGCTGGAGGCGCTGCCGGTGATCTGTGCCGGATCCATGCCGGCCTTCGTTTCCGCCTCTCTTGCGTAGGCCGAGACGGCGAGGGACCCGCTGCCGGCTGTGCTCTGCAGGTATGCCGTCGCCTGGACGTAGATCCTGCCGCCGAGCTCGTAGAGGCCATCCGAGACGGTGAGGAGCAGGCCGTACTCCGCGCCGTATGGTTTGAACGCTTCGAGGATGCTCTCCGCGTTCCTGTAGTTGTACTTGCCGAAGCTGTTGTAGAGGTTCTTCGGCGCCTTCATCCGCTCCTGGACCTTCTGGACCTTCTGGTAGAAGTTCAGCTGTGCGGGTGCTTTTACCTTCTCGGCTTCTCCTCTCGCGCTTTCGCTGAGCTGCCTGTAGAGAAGTCCCTCCTCGTGGCTTTTTCTCGCCGCCTCGGCGACGTCCTGTGCACTCATTTCATCCTCCTGTGTGTTTAGTCTCTGCCGTTCAGGTGGTCGATCAGTCTCTCGAGGTTGATCAGGACCATCCGCCCGGATTTTATGTGTGTGATCTCTCCTCTCGCGCAGGCCTGCCGGAGGTAGTACCTGGAGAGGCCGGTCCGCTCTGCCGTCTGCCGGATCGTCAGCATCGTCGGCATGATGTACTCGACCTTGTTCATCGGTTGCCCTCCTCCAGGATCATGCTCGGAGTGATGTCGAGCACCGCGGCGATCTTGACGATGGTGTCGTACTTCGGCGAGTACGCGCCCCTCTTCCAGGCGCCGAAGGTGGTCCGGCTCAGTCCTGCGATCGCCGCCACCTTGCCGTCGCTCATCTTCAGAGCGTCTCTGAAGATCGAGTAGCGGGCGTAGGTGTCCGGGACGCTTTTGTAGCTCTGCATTTGTGTTTCTGCCTCCTTTCCTCCCCCAGATATAGGGGCTTGCTATTTGGTGCAGATTTCTTTACAATGTAGTTGCGAAAACATTGTTATGTGCACCAGTTGACGGTGCAGAAATCTGTACCTGAGGTCTAATATAGTACGCAGACCTGTTCCTGTCAACTGGAAAAGTGCATTTTTCTGAACTTTTTTCTGGAGGCTGGAAATGTGGGAGATTTTTGAAGCGCTGTGCAAGGCGCGAGGAGTGTCTCCGTCCGCTGTCGCCCTCTCGCTCGGATGGTCGAAGTCGACCGTCAGCGCGTGGCGTCGCGGGCTGTACTCTCCGAAGCAGGAAAAGCTGATGCAGGCTGCCGATTACTTCGGCGTCTCGCTGGATTATCTGCTGACCGGCGAGGAGAAGGTCACGTATTACGACGATCCGGAGACGGAGGAGCTCGCGCAGCGGATGCGGGACAATCCGGAGTTTCGGATGCTGTTCTCCGCGGCGAAGGATGCGACGCCGTACGAGCTGCGGATGATCTACGAGCTTTTCAAAGTGATTAAAAAACGGGAGGAGGGAGAAGAGTGAAGATCCTGTGTTCCTGGTTCTGTGAGGAGCATGATGTGATGGTGGTCCTGTTCCGCCATCCGGGGCCGGTCGCCGAAGCGGTGACGCCGAACGCGGACGGGACCTACACGGTATTTATTAACGCGGACCTGTGCGCTGAAAAGCGCCGCTCCGCCTTCGAGCACGCGCTCCGCCATATCTCCGCCGGAGATTTCTATCGGGCGGCTGAAATAGGGCAAATTGAGCGCGAGGCGCGGGAGTTCCGGGAGGTGAGTTGATGGCGGGGATCAGGAAAAGAGGGGAGAACAGTTACGAGATCCGGGTCTACATGGACGGCCCGGATGGCAAGGCGATCCGGCGGTCTATGACCTTCAGGCCGAAGGAGACGGCGCCGTCGAAGGTGAAGAAGGAGGTCGCCGCCGCTGCCGCTGATTTCGAGCGGCGCGTGAGGGCCGGCGCGTATATGAGCGCAGAGGTGATGACCTTCGCGGAGCTGGCGGACCGCTGGTACTCCGTCTACGCGGAGACGAACGTGTCCCTCGGCATCCGGGAGGGTTATCGGCGGATGCTCGACAAAAAGATCGTCCCGGCGATCGGTGCCATGGAGCTCTCCCGGATCACGCCGCTGGTCCTGCAGGATCTCTGCGACGGTCTGGCTGCTGACGGGAAGTCTCCGTCGACGATCCGGAACTATTTCAAGGTCATCCGCTCCGTCCTCCGCGCCGGCGTGATGTGGGACATCCTGGAGCACAATCCCTGCGAGCGCGTCGTCCTTCCGAAGCTCGGGCCGCGGTACAAGTACACCGTCTGGACGCCGGAGCAGGTGAAGATCTTCCTCGGCGCGCTCCAGGAGCAGTACACGTACCATTTCGCCGAACGCACCAGAACGGACGGATCCGGGGAGGCGTACGCCGTGGCGCCGTACGACGTGGAGAAGGGGATCTCGAAGATGTTCGTCGCCCTGTTCTCGCTGATGATCTACTCCTCCGCCCGCCGCGGAGAGATCTGCGCGCTGACCTGGGAGGACGTCGATTTCCGCGCCGCGGAGATCTCCATCTCGAAGGCGGCGTCGACGACGCGGTCTGCGGGTCAGATCGTGAAGGGGACGAAGACGGAGGCCGGCCACCGTCGCGTAGCGGTGCCGAAAGAGGCCCTTGCAGCCCTCTCCGCCTGGAAGGTCGAGGAGATGGAGCTCTCCATGCGTCTCGGCTCCCTCTGGGAGGGTTTTCGCGGTCCTGAGTTCAATCGGAACTATGTCTTCATCCAGCGCCACTCCGGGCGGATGATCTGCGCGGACACGATCGGCAAAAAGTTCCGGGAGGTCGTCGATCTGTACAATGCGAAGCAGAAACGCGAGAAGGACCGGCTGCCGGTGATCCGGCTCCATGATCTCCGCCATACGGGCGCCTCCCTGATGGTCTCCTCCGGTGTCGACATCGTGACGGTCTCGCACCGTCTGGGCCATGCGAAGCCGTCCACGACGCTGGATATTTACAGCCACGCGCTGCCGGCGAAGGACCGGGAGGCGAGCGAGGCGCTCCGGGATGTGATAGAAGCGAAAAAGGCGGCCTCCAAGTAAACGGGGGCAAAACGGGGGCAATTATCCCGTTTTCGGGAGAGACAAAAAAAGCGCGCGAGCTCTGAAGCCCGCGCGTTTCCTATGTTTTTTGCATCGTGTCCGGGGGGATTCGAACCCCCGACCCACGGCTTAGAAGTAAAAAAACTGATTTATCGTGCATTTTCGTGATGTGCCGTAGAGCCGCATAAATGCTACATTTCCCGCTCTCTCCCCTCTCTGTTGTGTATGTTCTTCGAGATAAATTGCGCGCGAAAACGGGGGCAAAACGGGGGCAACTGAGCACAAAAAAAGCCCTCCTGAAGCGAACGCCGGGTGGGTCAGGTCCGGCGCCGCTCCTGGAGGTATTGAAGATGCTGCAAGCGGTGAGGGAAAGGAGTGAAGCCTCGCCGGGATGCTCTTATTTGCGGACCAGATCCGCTTCGTTCGCCCAGCCCTCGTAGCCGGAGGTGCCGGTCGCTTTGATGTGGAAGGGATGGTAGACGCCATCCTTCCGCGTGATCTTCGCGTCGAAGGCCGGGACCGCCACGCCTTTGCCGTTCTTGTAGCTCGAGGCGTAGATCTTCGTTCCTTTGAACTTGACCTTGTCGCCGACGTCGAGCGGCTTCGGTGCGGGCGGTTTCAGGAAGTCCGCCTTCACCCAGCCGTAGTACTTGCCGGCGATCCGGCAGTAGTACCAGCCGGCCACGTAGCTGTCGTCGCAGACGTCCACGAGGTTGCCGGGTCCCAGGAGCGGCCACTCCTTCAGCGGGTTCCGCGCGACGCCGTTCCGGTCGTTCAGGATCTCCGGAGAGGTCCGCACGTTCACAGTCGTCGTCGCCTCCGCCACCCATGCCGGCGTCTTCGTCGGTCTCCCACCGAAGATCTCCCGGATCAGTTTCTCCGCCGGTGCGTAGCTCTCGCCGACGCCGGTGTAGTCGACGGCGTTCGAGGCGCCGGCCACCTCCCAGGCTGTGTCGCTGACGCGGGTGACGATGATGTTCGCCCGGCCGAGCTTCAGGTTGTTGTCGGTCGGTTCCCAGCCCGCCTGGATCGCGTAGAGGATCCCGTCGCACTTCCCGAGGCAGACGCCGACGTGTCTCCCGGTCCCGTTCCAGGTCGTGTAGAGGATGTAGCCGGGGAGAGCCTGCGAGGGTGCGACGTGCTGGCTGCAGTTGTTGATCTGGCCGGTGCTCCACTGCTTGTCGCCGGTGCCTTTCCAGCCTGAGAGCCCGCTGCAATCGACGCCTCGGGAGTTCAGGCAGTTCTTCCGGATCTGTTCCTGTTCCGCTTTGCTGTAGCGGCTGAAATAGCCCGGTTCCGCGCCGAAGAGGTAGGTCATGGTGTCGTTGGTCAGGACGATGTCCTTCGCGCCGTAGAAGTACCTATACTGGCCGCTCCTGTAGGCCGCGATCAGGTCGGAGAGCACGCCCTCCCAGCGCTTTTTAGCCATTGTCCTGCACCTCCTCTTCCTGCTTCTTGAGTGTCTCGGCGATCACGTTCCAGGCAGCGGAGATCCCCGCGGCGAGCGCCGCGCAGATGACCGGCGTCAGGAGCGTCCAGAACTTGCTCCAGCCCATCATGCTGCCGTCCCGGATGATGATGACCGCTTCCGGGATCAGGACGCCGAAGAAAGCCTGGACGAAGGTCTTCAGGGCGCGGATCTGCCAGTCTTTAAGTTTAATCTTCATACTCTCCTCCCTCTCCGAGGTCGAGCGGCAGCCGGGCGATCTTGTCCTTCAGTTCGTCCGCGTAGCCGTTGCCGCCGAGCCTCTTGTATGTCTGATACATCTCGAGCCAGCGCTTCAGGCCCTCTGGCTTTATGGATCCGCGGCGGATGAGGTCCGTCGCCTCCTCCCGGACGTAGCGGAGGAGCAGGAACTGGAGCGCCGTCGTCTTCGCGCTCTTTTTCTCGACGATGCTCCGGACGATCTCGATGATCGCCATCAGAGCGCCGCCGCTGATGAACGCCAGAATAAACTCGTATATGCTCATGTTGCCCCTCCCGTGATATCCTCCTGGACGATGATCAGGAAGGCGAAGGTCGTCACCGTCTTCCCGTCGTCGATCTCGATCTGTGCCTTAACGGTCCCGGCCTGCGTCAGGAGATCCGTCGGATCCGCGGTGACGGTCTGGCCGGAGATCTCCGCCTCGCTGTCGAGGCCGGTCGTGTCCGGGAGCTCGCCGTGGAGCGTTGCCGTCGCTCCTGCCGGGATCTCGTAGTCCATGAAGCGCGCCAGGATCTCGCGCCCGGTGTCGTTCTGGACCGCGTACAAAACCGGCGGAGTGATCCGCCGGTCTGCTGATAGTGTGATGTGCTGCGTTATCATGTCGCCCTCTTTACTGCTCCAGCTCCCATCCTGCCACGTTCGGCGCGTAGACATTGTAGTCGATAGTGCAAACGTAGACCGGGCCGTTTTCGTCCGGGAAATGGACCTTGTCCCCGATCCTGTACGCGTCCTGCGCGCCCGTGGGCTGTTTCCAGACCGGGATGGTGCCGGGTTCGGCGACCTCTGTCCACATAGCAGGGGTCAGGTCGGGCGTCCAGTCGGGCTGGGAGGTGTGGAGTTGTTCGCACCTGTAAAGCGTGGAATTGTATTTCACCCTGTCGCCGATCTGATAGGTCGTGCCGGTCTCCCATGCAGGGAAAAGCGTCACGCACTCAAGAGCGTCCGTGTCGGAGAGGGATGCGACCGCTTTTTCGATCAAGGCGCGGATGCGGTTGATTATTGCCCTTTGTTCTTCCGGGGTCATGTCAAGGAGTTCTTCAAATGTCATATCACTCTGTCTCCTCTCCGTTTGCAAAGAGTAAACCGTTTAACATATTGAGCGCTGCTGCGCTTGGTCTGCTCCAGCTGACTATTATATCCACGACCTCTTCTGCGGTGTATTCTGTTGCTGAAGACCCGGACGGGGCCTGACGTGTCAACGCCATAACTTTTTCGTAGTCTGAAAGTGGTACGCCGGCTCCGCTTGCGTAGCTGATAGACCACGCGATATACTTGTAGTTATAGCCCGAAAAATCGTACTTTGTCGGCGCGCTCACCCATCCGCCAGAGAACAGCTGCTCCGTTAAATTTTCGTCAAACAGACGCACAAAAAATCTAATACCAGAGGCAAGAGGTATAAAATACCACTCGTCACCGTATGGGCTCGCGTCGATAATCGGTCGCGTACTTACTCTCGTGTTAGATGTAGCGTAATAAACTCCGGTTGTTCCGATCTGCTCGACGCCGCTGTTTGACTGGATGCCGATGCGCTCAAAAAAGGACGAATTGTTCCAAGGTTCGTAGTACGGAGTTCCGCCACCGCCGCTGACATTGACCGTTATTTCCGCGTTTGCGTAGTTCGTCACATCTTCCGTGGTCGTGCCGTTCTGCGTGATGGAGATCTGTTTCGTCCCGGTCGGTGTCACGCCCGTCGGAATAGCCTGCACCGCAGAAACGAACCCACCAGGAAAAGCAAGCGAACCAGATGTGCCGCCTTTCGTCCTGATAGCGTTCGCCACGCTGGTCAGGTCGGCGTCAAGCTGTGTGCTGTCTACGAGTTTATCAACTGCCATTAAAAGTCACCTCCCTGCCACGTAGCGACCGTCTTGCCTTTCCACGCGCCGCTCTCGTATACCATGAACTGGCCCTCCTGTCCTGCCGGTGTGGTCAGCTTCGTCGCCACGGTTCCGGCGAGAGTGCTCAGGTCGTTCGCGGATGCCTTCGTCGCAACTGCTGCAGCCACCTCGCCGAGCTCCGTTTCGGTTGCGTAGTTCGCAAGGTCCGCGGCGTCTGCTTTCGCTGCCAGCGCTTCGGCGAGGTCTGTCTGGTTCTCGATGTTGCCGGTGATCTGGCCCCAGGATGCCTGGACGACCGGGGACCCGCCGCCGGCCTTCTCGATGTCTCCGCTGACCGAGGTCCGCTTTACGACCACCGCGCCGCCGGCGTTCATGGCGCCGCGCCTGATGTTTTCGCTCATATCGTCACCTCGTTTCCGACGGAGAGGACGGCGTTCGCCGTTCCGCCGCTGCCGGTGAGGATCTCGTGGGAGAGGCTCTCTCCGATCAGCTCGTAGCCGATCTTCGAGGGCGTGACCTCTCCGTCCTTCAGGATCCGGAGCTGGTAGGCTGCCGCCGTCGGGAGCGCGAGGGTGTCCTCCTGGCTGAGGAAGGTGCAGAGCGCTTCTTCCGTTTCGTCGTAGTAGATGCCGTTGTCGGTGAGGAGGCGCGTCACGTTTCCGAAGGTGAACTCCAGCTCGTCCGCTTCATAAGCCGGGAGCGGCTCCTGGTTCACGGTGTAGTCGAGCCGGATCAGAGCCGTCTGGCCTTTCCTGATGTTGTAGTCCATTAGTAGTTCCCTCCCTGCCATGTTGAAAGCGTCTGCGCCACCCAGTCGGAACCGTTCCATACGAGGAAGGCGCCGGTCGCTGCGGAGGACGGAGCGGTGATCTTCTCGCCGAGGGCGTTTGCGAGGTCCGTCTGGTTTGAAAGTGTCCCGCCGATGCTGCCCCAGTTGACGGAGCCGCCTCCGCCTCCTCCGCCGCTGCCGATGACGTCGTACTTGATGCCCATGACCTTGACGATGTACGGCTTGCCGCTCGAAGCGATCACCGGATTAGAGTCAACATTTCCTGCCCAGTTTTCGTACTTGTTGTGTGTCACGGTCATCGTGGTCCCGCTGAAGCTGACGCCGAGCTCCGCGAAACCGAGGAAGGTCGAACTCTCGCTGTCCGCGAGGTTCATGAAGCGGAGCTGGTAGCTCGTGTCGTCGGAGGCGGGGATCCGCTTCACCTCCGTGAGGCCGGTGAAATAGCCGTAGATGTCGAGGTACTGGTAGCCGCTGACGTCTTCCGCGAGGGTGTAGTCGCCGACGGGAGAGCTCGTGCCGGCGTTCGTGTAGAGCAGGTCCTCGTGTGCCTCGCTCATGAGGCCGACCGCCTCCTCGATCGCTCCCTGCACGTTTGTGCTATCGATGTCAGAGGTCGGCGTAAACGGGACGGCCGAGGCGGGGACGGTGACGTTCTGGTTCAGGGCGTAGCCGTTGACCGTCCGCGTGACCGGGACCGCTCCGATGTCTCCGGGCGTCAGGTCGATGTCTCCCGTCAGCGGGTGGCCGTTGATCTCCGTGTCCGCTGCCGCGGCGCCGATGTCTTCCGGCGTCAGGGTGACGTCCTGGTCCAGCGCGTGGCCGTTGATCTCGCGCGTCTTCGGGGCCTTCGTGTCGAGTTCGTCCTCGAAGATGGCGAGCTGCGCGGAGATCTCCGCCTGCATCTCGGCGATCGCCTGCTCGAGGAGCGTCATCTCCTCCGGCGTCAGCTCCTCGCCGTTGACCTCCTCCTGGACCCGGAGGATAAAGGAAAAGGTCTTTATGTAGTCGCCGTCCGCGGAGATCTGAAGCTGGCCGAGGTTGTTCCCGGCCTCCGCGAGGTTATACTCCGTGAGCGCCGCGGTGATCTCCTGGCCGGAGACGGTGCCGGCGGCGAATGAAAGAACGCCGGAGGGCGTCTTGCACCAGAGCTGGGCCGTCGCTCCTGCCGGGATCTGGAAGTCGCCGGGGACGAAGGTCAGGGTCCTGCCGGTGTCATGCTGCACCGCGTAGACGACCTGCGGGGCCTGGTACTGGTGCGCGTAGATGATGATCTGCTGTGTTAGCATCCTTTTCTCTCCTTATGTCGCCGGATAGCTTGCTGTCGTGTGTCCGTCGGCGTCGTAGAAGGCGAGGCCGCCCTCCGGCGTCAGGGCGACGCGGTTCTTCTGCGTCGCGTAGTCGACGATATAGATGCCGCCGCCGTAGTATCTCGCCTCGTGGCCGTTGTCCGGGTTCCGGACCTTCAGAACGAGCGGCGACGCCTGCAGGAAGTAGTTCTCGCCGGCGCTCAACGCGATTCTGGAGTAGCCTGCCGTTCCTTCGAAGCGGATCTCGCCGCCGGTGATGACCGCGTTCTCCGAGTAGATGGATCCGCTGAAGAAGCCGTTCCTCATGTTCACCTCTCCGGTGTCCATGTTTAGGCTGAAAAGGCCGTTCCTGCTTCGGAGCATCCCCGTCTGGATGAAGTCCGCGGCGAACTTGCCGTCGATCGTCCAGGCGGTCTTGTACGGCCCGGCGACGCCTGCCTGGCTGAAGCCGATGCCGTCCTTATTGATCCGGAGGACCTTCCGCGCGGTCTCCATGTCCGGGCTGTCCATGTAAAGGGTCTGCTCCGGGAGGCCGTCCTCGTTCATGAGCTCGACCTTGTAGCCGCCCTTCGAGCCGGTGAGGACGCCGGTCATGTACTCGATCATCTCCGCGGTCTCCGTTCGGAGCTGCGCGCCCATCTGCAGGGTCTTCGCCGCGGTTCCGGAGATGGAGGGCTGCGTCCCGCCGAAGGTGAGGGTGTCGCTCTCCGGGTTTGAGAGGTTCCAGGACCGCTCCTTGATCAGGTACTGGCCGCTGACCCGGTGCGCGGTGTCCGAGACCGCCACGTACTGGAAGAAGCCGAGGCTCTCGATCTCCGCGTCGGTGAGCGAGAGGTCGACCGCCTTCAGGGTGATGGTCGGGACGATGGCCGAGAGGTCCGCGAGCGCTGCCTGCGCTTTTGCGAGCAGGTTCGCCGGGACCGTGACGTCGTCCCAGACCTGCGTCCCGTAGATCAGGCCGTAGCTCTCCGCCGCGTCTTCGTCGATGATGTACTTTTTCCCGTCGTTCACGCTCTCGATCGTGACGCGCTGGCCGGTCTCTTCGTCCCTGGCTCCGAGCGGGATCAGCGCCGTTATGAGGCTGTCTCCCTTTGCGATCCGGGCGAAGTCGATCAGATTCTTTGCGAGCTCGACCTTCTGGTCCGTTGCGTCGGTGCTGTCTTCGAGGTAGTCGATGTAGCGGACGCCGTCCGTGTACTCGACCATGATGTAGCCGCCGAGGCCGCTGCCTGGGAGCTTCGACATGAGCTCCGCCATGGTGACGGAGTAGTCCTGGTTGCTCCGGACGATGTTGCCGTTCGGGTCCTCCACCGTGACGGTGCGGACGACGAACTGCTTGTCCGCGGTCGTCTGCGCGTTGTGCCGGGCGATCAGGAGCTGCAGGTAGCCCTCCACGCTCCCCTGGTACTCGTACGGCTCGAGGATCGTGTCGTTCAGGAGCGCGAGGTCGCTCTCGCAGAGGACCTGCTTCTCGTTGTTCCAGGCGGTCTGCGTCGTGAGCACCCGCCCGTGGAAGATCTGCGCGCCGTCCTGGTAGACCGTCACCTCGCTCGTGAGCTCGTGGAGGCTCGTGTATGCCGGATTTCGCGGGTAAATCGTGAAGGTGAAGCTGTCCGCGGTATTTACTGTCTTTTTCACGACGCCACCGAAAACAAGCCGGTTTTCGTCGTCCTGCGCGGGGTCGTGCGCGGTGATGCCGTCGATGATGACCTTATACATCAGAGGTGTGCCTCCTGGTAGATGACCGTCACCGGCGCGGAGCCGGAGATCTGGATCTCGTTCAGGCCCGCCGTGAAGATGAGGTCCTCGAAGCGGTTCTCGCCCGGCGCGAGCTGGTAGGTCGTGCCGCCGAAGATGACCTGCGCGGCTGCCTCCGTCTCGAAGGTCGGGATCGACCGGCGGCCTTCATTGGCGAGCCTGTAGATGCCGGCGGCGAGGGTGTAGGCCGTCGGCTCGTTCTTCCAGCGCCAGGGGTCCGCCGTCATGGTGACGGGGATCTGGCCGCTGTTATATCCTGATTTGTCGCCGATCTGCATCCGCCCGGTGAAATAATGGCCGGGGTCGTCCGGGAGCCAGAGACGGCGCTTTTGGCCGTTGCAGTAGCCGGAGAGGTCTGCCTTGATGCGCTCGAGCTCCCACTCGTTCGCGGGTCCGGGCGCTCCGCCCGGTCGCCTTCCTGCAAAGAGGGTGAACGAGATCTCCCGGTTCGCGTAGACCGGGACGCCGGTCAGCGCCGCGGTGAGGTCCAGGGCGCCGTCCGCCTCCGGGATCTCGATGTAGTTCGTCTTCACCGTCGCCGCGCCGATCGTGACGTCGGCGAGCAGGAGAAGGCCCCACTCCTCGAGGGTGTTGATGTCGTCAATCGTTACGCCGTAGATCATGCCGTTGCCACTCCTCTCCGCTGCAACCCTTCGTAGTTACCGAGCGCCCGGTCCATTCTTCCGGAGATCCCGCCGACGACCTTGTCACCGTCGAGGACGACCTGCAGGTTGTTGAGCCGCTTCTCGATGCTCTCCACCGCGTCGAGCAGTTCGTCTCCGCCCGTCATGCCGCCTTCCGCCGTGATGTCATAGGCGAGCCGCCGGATCCATCCGGTGTTATTCTCAAGCGGCATGACCGCTTCGTCGTTGAAATTCTCGCCGAGCATGGCAAGGGTCGGTCCGGTGATGATGCCGCCGGTCGCCAGCTTCGGGATCTCGGGGATCTGCACCTGGTCCATGGTCCAGCCGGCGCCGAAGAGGTTGCCGACCGCCATGATGACCGCCCGGAGCGGCGTCAGCAGGATGTTCAGCCCGCGGATCATGCCGTTCAGGATGTCGATGATGCCGTTGATCGCCGTCTTGAAGATCTGCTTGATGCCGTCCCAGAGGTTCGTGAAGAATGTTTTCGCGCCCTCCCACTTTTCTTTGACCGTGTCCCAGAGACCCGTGAAAAATCCGACGATCGGCTGGATGACGTGCTCATCGAACCAGCCGCTGACGCTCTCCCAGATGCCGACGATGTCGTCCCAGAGGCTCTGGAAGAAGCCGCTGACGGATTCCCAGAGGCCCTCGAAGAAGCCGACGATCGGCTGGATCACGTTTTCATCGAACCAGGTTCCGAGCTCCTCGAAGACGCCGACGATCTTGTCCCAGGCGTCGCTGAGGAACTGGCCGAGCTGGCCGAGCATGGGCTCGACCCAGGTCGTCCAGACGTGGACGATGACCTCCCAGATGGCCGCGAGGATCTCGGGCAGCTTCTCGACGATGGCGACGACCAGCTGGATGATGCCCTCGATCAGGACGGGCAGGTTTGATAGCAGCGTGTCGATCAGCGTGATCAGGATGCCGGGGAGCGCGTCGATCAGGACCTGCAGGATCTCGGGCAGGTGCTCGACCAGCGCGGTGAATAGCTGGACCGCCGCGTTGATGATCTGCGGGATGATCTGCGGGATCATCTGAAGGATGGGCTGCAGGATCTCGGGCAGGTTGTTCGCCAGCTGAATGATCACCGAGGTGAGGCCGCTCAATATCTCCGGAAGGATGACCGGGAGGGCCATCGAGATCTGCTTCGCGGCGATCGGCAGGTTGTCGACGATCATCGTGACGATCTGGAGGAAGATCCGGGAGAAGCTCTGGAAAAGTGTCGGGAGCTGGCCGGTCAGCTGCGGCAGCGCCTGGGAGATCCCGTCGACGATTCCGGAGAACAGCTTCGCGCCGATCTTCAGGAACTCGGGCAGCTTCTTGATGAGCATCTGGACGCCCTTCGAGAGGAACTTTGAGAGCTCCTCGACGCCGCCTTCGAGGCCGCCGTTCTTGATGGCCTCGGTGATGCTCGAGAGGCCTTCCGATCCGAAGGTAACGAACTCCCGGAGGGACGGCGTCAGGTTGTCGGAGACGGCGATCTTCGCGCCTTCGAGTGCGCTCTGGAAGAGCGTCACGTCGCCGGCGAGGTTGTCGAGCTGCGTCTCCGCCATGGCGGACGCGGCGCCCTGTGTATCACTTAAAGCGACGCCCAGCTCCTCCCAGCGGTCCGAGGTCGTGGCGAGGAGCGCGTTGATAGAGGCGAGGTCCGTCTTGTTGAAGATGGCCGTCAGAATCTGCTGCTTCTCGAGCGTGCTCATGCCTTCCATGCTCGCCTGCATATCCAGGAAGACGTCCTGCAGCGGTCGGAGCTCGCCTTCTGCGTTGTATGCGTTCAGGCCGATGCGCTCCATGGCCGTCGCTGCGTCCTCTGATTTCGGAGTGAGCGCGAGCATGATGTTCCGCAGGTGGGTGCCTGCCTCCGCGCCCTTGATGCCGTTGTCCGCCATGACGCCGAGGACCGTGGAGAGCTCCTCTGTGCCGCCGGCGACGCCTTTCGCGGTGCCGCCGATCCGGAGGATGGCTTCACCGAGCTGGCCGACCGAGGTATTCGTCTTACTGGACGCCCGCGCCATCTGGTCGATCATGACGGAGGTGTCGTCGATCGAGAGGCCCAGGGCGCTGGATGCGTCCGTTACCATGTCGGAGGCGTAGGCAAGGTCGAGGCCGCCCGCTGCCGCCAGGTTGAGTACGTTCGGCAGCATGGACATGGAAGTCTCGGCGTCGTAGCCGGCGAGCGCCATGTAGTTGAGGGCCTCCGCCGCCTGCGTCGCGCTGAAGGCCGTCGTGCTGCCCATCTGCTGCGCGAAGTCGCGGAGCTCCGTGATGTCATCCACCGTGACGCCCATCGTGGCCGCCACCTGGGACATGGCTTCGTCGAACTCCTTGCCGGCTTTCACCGAAGAGGTGGCGAAGGCCGCCATGCCGCCAGCCGCTGCCGCCATTCCTGCGACGGTCGCCTTTGCGAGGCCGCCGACCGCGGAGCCGATGCCCTTCGTCAGGCCTTTGCCGCCCTTCTCGCCGGCTTCTTCGCCGGCGCCGGACATGGCCTTGTTCAGTTCGCCCTGGATGCCCTGCGCGGAAGGTACGATCTGCACGTATGCTTTTGCCAGTTCAATTCCCGTCGCCATTCTTGTGTCCTTTATCCGTTCAGCTCGCGCCGGGCTTTTTCAAACTCCTCCGGCGTCGCAAATGTCATGATTTCCTTCTTTTCCTTCTTCTCCGGCTCCGTCATAGCTTTGAGGATGCTCTCCGGCTTTTTGGTGCCTTTTTTGCTCCTCTGCCAGAGGATCAGGCGGAGGTCGTCGAGGATCGCCGCGAGGAGCAGCGTCTCCTGGTCGTATTTCATGCCGACGATCGCCCGCTTCGTCCTGGAGTTCGTGGAAAGTCCGAAAAGGAGCGCCGCCTGTGTTTCCACGGGCAGCGCTTTGTAGTCGTATATGTGGTAGTACTCCGCGAAGTCGCAGAGCATTTCGTCCGGGTATCTCTTACGGCAGATGACAAGGGCCGTCAGTTTTTTTTACTCTCCCGGACCGCCTGGAGGATGTCCCGCAGGCTGTCGGACATGGCCGCCGTCGAGACGCGCCCGTCCACGCGGTTCGCTTCTTTCAGCTCCGCGTATGATTCCTTTCCGATGAGGCGCTTGATCACGCCGGGGAGCCGGTTCGGCTCCTCCTCGATCGTGACGAGGTCCTCAAAAAGCTCGTAATCGTCGAGGGCTTCATCCGCGATCTGGCAGGCGAAGCCGTTCGCAAGTTTTACGTCAATCATCTTCTATTTCCCCCATGTAGGTATAAAAAGAGGAGCCCCGTCGCCGGAGCTCCTTCAGGTTCAGCCCTGTGCCGGATTCTTGGTGTACTCGTAATGAGTGTAGCCGCTGTTGTCGGCGGAGGCCGTGAGCGTGATCTCGTACCCGACCGCGTCGCTGTCGGAGTAAACGACATCGCCGACCTCGGTCACTTTTGCGATCGGGATGACGATGCGGTTCTTGACGTTGTTGCGGAGGATCATCTCGAAGACGAACGAGTGATCTCCGAGATCGGACGCGGAGGCCTTCGTTACGAGGCCGGCTGCCAGGCTGCCGGTGACGTTGCTGTCACCGAAAACGAGTTTACGGGCCTCATCCAGGAGCGCTTCGAGAAGCGTGAACTGGAAGGTATCCTCGCGGCCCGTGAACAGGGGCAGGACGGTGTCGCCGCCCCACGCTTTGATGACATCAGATTCCGGGCTGAAGCTGTTCGTGACGCCGTCCTCGGAAATGTAGCCGAGGTGCTTGAAGTCAGCGCCCAGCGCGGTGGAACTGTCGGTCGGCAGCGTGGTGCCGATCGGTGCCCAGTAGATGGAGCCGCCGATGGCCGGTTTCGCGGCCGTTACGTTGGTAGCAGTAGACATAAGTTTTTCTCCTTACATGGTCGCCTGCCAGAGCGCCTGGTAGGCGTAGGTCTTTGTGTTTGTTCGTGTGGCGTCGTAGTCGTTGTTCAGCTTGCAGCCGTAGAGCGGGGTGTGGTTCCGGATCTGAAGCATGGCGGAGAGGACCAACTCGTGATGCTCCGCCGCGTCGAGCTTGCTTACGCGGGAGCAGACCTCTGTCACCACGTTCGGGTGCCGGATCCAGTTCTCCTGGTCGCCGCCGGCGCGCCTGACGGTCACATAGCGGACCGGAGGGTCGACCGGTGTTTCCGCGTACACGTTCGCGCCGATGCCTTCGATGTCCTGGTCTGTCAGGTAGTCGATGATGATCTGCTCGATAGTCATTTTTTGAGCCTCCCCACGAGGGCGTGAGTGTCCAGCTCCTCGCCGGTCACGTCGTAGTCGGTCGTGTAGATGCTGGCGATAACACGCGTCCCCATTTGCCTGGTGTCCGTCTCCCATCCGTCGCTGGCGTAGCTCTGAGCGAGCTGACCGAGTCCCTGCTCAAGTTCGCTGCTCTTCAGGAGCTCGCCGACGCCGGCGTGGTTGAGTTCCACCGTTGTCTTATTCTTCGTCATCCGGTTCCACCTCCGGGACCTGCAGCGGCGCCGCTCCGTCGATGCGCTCGACGCGGACCTTGCGGTTCCATTCGAGCGGGACCATGGCTTCGATCCATTCCTGGGTCTCGCCGATCGTGTGCCATTTCTGGCCGTAAAACTCCACGGTCCGGTCGGTCCAGGTGTGCGCGTCGCCCTTCGGGATGCAGAGACGGTAGACCGCCCGCCTCCCGGTCAGGTTCTGGACGTCGAGGATCTCCGCCTCGCTGAGCGGCTCGATCAGGACGTTGTCCACCGTCTCCGCCGTCTCCGCGTAGGTCGGACGGTTGAAGGCGTCCGTCCCGGTCTGGGTGCGGTTATAGAGCGTTATCGGGATTCCATGGATCAGCATAAATTCCGAGCCCTCCGTATCTCTGACGCCGGATGCCGAGCGCCTTCAGTTCGTCGCGCTTGATGAACAGGCCGCCGCCCGGGTTCAGGAAGGTGCCGCTGACGGAGTAGCCGCCCGCGCTCTCTGAGACCTGGGTCATCGGTCCGAGGGTGCCTGTTGAAGTCGCCGTCATGAGCGCCCTGGCTGCAATATCGACCGTCACGCCTTTGGCCACCGATGCGAGGACCGGGTCTCCGGCGAGCTTTTCGTCGTAGTCCATGCCGACCTGCGCAGCCTCGTAGCGGATCCGGTCGGAGATGATCGGCAGGAGCGCGAGCGCCCGCGCCGTCTCCGCCTCCGTCAAAGGCCGCCAGAGCGCCTCGATGTCCTCGATGTCGGCGTATGGTGTCCTGGTTTCTTCGTTGGCCATCTGTTTCTCCTATGAGGGCGCCGAAAAGCGCCCTCGTGTTATTTCTTCTGTTTGGCGGCGTTCTTCTTCGCCGCCGGTTTCTTCGCCGGTTTCTCTGCCGGTTTCGGCTGTTCCTTTGCCCGGATCGCCTTCATGCGCGCCTCCTTACTCCGCCAGCTCGAGGTCCGCGAGTGAGAGGACCGTCGTGTCGGTGTTGTAGCCCTCCTTCGTCGCCGTGAAGGTCACGGTGGCGTCGGTCGAGGTCACGGGGATGATCACGATGCCGTCCTCATCGAGCTCGAGCGAGGTCGTCCCCTCGCCGTCGGTCAGGCTGCAGGTGTAGGTGACGCCGGTCACGCTGTTCTCGTTAGAGGCAGCGAGGACCAGGAAGTAGCCCGGGTCGTCGTAGCCGAGCGCTGAAAGGTCAGCGGCTGTCAGGGTGCCGGAGACCACTCCGTCCTCGATCTCGACCGAGGTCTGGAGGTCCGCCACCGTTGTTTCTCCGCTGACGACCGTCTCGCCGTCTTCAGCTGCTACGGAGAGACCGATTAAGGGGCCACCACCCGGCCGAACTTGGACGGATCCAGGAAGCCCCAGCCGATGAACGCCTCTGCGCGGAGCAGGATCTCGTTGACGTTCTTCAGGTCGTAGGTGCCGCCGTCCGGGTTGCCGTACTCGATCACCTCGATCGAGATGTCCTTCGCGTAGCCCCAGCGGAAAGCCTCCCAGTCGGCGACGATCGCGCGGTCCTTCGAGCTGTTGCTCTCTACGGTGCCGTTGACGTCAAGCTGGGATGCGCCGAGGGTCGTCGGCGCGCCGCCGAACGCGAACTCCGGATATGCCGGAACGTTGCTGCCGCTGGCTTCTTTGATGCCGGCGATCGCGGTCCTCATGGTCGTGCCCATGATGATGCCGTTAGCGGTCGGGATCTTGGCCAGGACCGCTTCGAGCTTATCGACCGGGCTGTTCGTGCCGGAGGTCCAGGTCTCGGTGTTGGCGTTGGAGCTGTACGCGTTGATCACGTAATCGGCGTAGTTGTTGCCGATGACGCCGGAGGCTGCGGAGCCGGTCGCCGGGTTGACGCCATGGAGGACCATTTCGTCGAGGCCGGAGGCGAGGATCTTCGCAAAGCCGTTGCGGAACTCCTGGAGCACGTTCATCTGGTACTCTTCGGAGGCGGTCATGAACTCGTCGCTGAAGCGCGCCTGGTAGACGACCTTGATCGGGCGGATCTGGACGGTGCCGACGGCAGCGTCGCCCGCGGGCTTCTGGCCGCTTTCACCGACGACGCTCAGCTTGTTGCTGAAGTTGAAGGTGAAAATGTCCTTACCGACGAAGGGGATCGGCTCAGCGCCGGCCATCTTCGCCACGGAGGACTTGCCCTGCACCAGGTTGAACATCTCGCGCTCAAGCTGTGCCGGGAACTTGGTCGATTTGGTAACAGTAGACATAGTCTTTTCTCCTTACGTGTTGAGATTGAGGCCGCGGAGCACCTCTTTGAGGGCCGCGTCGCCTTTGTCTTTCGGCTGTTCCGGGTTGAATCCCGGGAGCCCTTTGCGGTTTTCGGCGCTGAAGGCTTCATAAAGCGCTTTTGCGTCGGTCCGGATCTCCTCCTCGGTCTGGCCGTTGATTCGGTCCATGAGATAGCCGGGGAGGCCGATTTCCGCCGCCACGCTTGCCTTCAGTTCCTTCACCTGGAAGGCCTTGACCTCGCCCTTCGCCTGCTCGAGCTCCTTCTTGAGGTCGGCGAGCTTTTGTGCGTCTTCCTGCGCTTTCGCCTGGTTCCCTTTTTTCAGGTCCTCGAGTTCGGCTGCCGCCTTCTTCAGCGCCTCGTAGTCGGAGTACTCCTTCCGGATGGTGTTCTCCTGGCGCTCCAGGCGGCTTTTGATGGCCGCGTCAAATTCTTCCTGCGTGGTGATGGGTGTAAATTCCGCCATTTGTTCAAATCCTCCTCGTTGATCCGGTCGGTGCCGTATGGATTTTTGTATGAAAAAAGCGCCGTTTCCGGCGCCTGTTTCCTGTGTGTGGTGTGGTTGTTAGAAGGAGACCGTCTGCTTCGCGGTGCGGGCGTTTTGCGCGCCGTAGTGCGCTAAGCTGGCCGCCTCCATGAGCGAGATGTCTGCCTTGTCGTTGATCGGTTTCCAGCCGAAGCCGCCGGCGGATCCGATCGCGCGCCGGTCGCAGTTCGTAACGACCGCGGTGAGCGACGGCTGCTCCATGTGGAGGAGCGTCTTCTTGTAGATCGCCGTCTCGAAGGCCTGGTTCGCTTCGATGATCGCCTTCACGGTCGCCGCGTTCGGCTGCGGTAGCTTCGCCTCGCGGAGATCCTTCCGGAGGGCTTCGATGCCGTTCGCGCCGTCCACTAAAACGCCGGAGCAGTTCCTGCGTCCGAGACGGTTCAAAAAGTCCAGGATCCAGCCGTTGCCGGCCCAAACGGGCTGACGGCCCAGGACCTCGACGAAGACCTTGTCTTCCGCCGTTTTCGCGGCCACGGCGACGGATACCGTCATGCCGTCCTTCGCGTACTTGATGCCGACCGCGAGGCGCCCGGCGAAGACCGGGAGCTTGTCGGTCTCGCAGGCGTTCCAGGCAGCCGCCGAGATGATGCTCTGCTGTGAATAGCGGAGCCAGAGGCCGAGGCGCTGGATGCTGAAGTCTATCCGCTCCGCCTCGCTCTTGCCGACCTCATCCGCCACGGATCTCTCCGTCAGGGTGATGCCGAGCGACGGGTTCGTCTCGTACCAGAGATCCCGGTCGTCCGGGTCCTCGATCTTGTCGACGGACCACTCCGCCCAGCCCGCGTTCTCCGCGCCTCCGGAGAGCACCTGCTCCCGGAAGTCCTTGAAGACGGTGCCGGAGCTGACCGCTGTCGGCGGCGTCCCGCACATGATCGTCTGCGGGTTCTTCGAGCTCGTGACGACGTATTTCAGCGCCGTCTGATGCTCCGTCTTGTATTCCTGCGCTTCGTCGATGACGACCAGGTCGAAGCCCTCGCCGAGGGCGCCGGTCGCCGTCCGGGTGCGGAAGTGTATCTCGCCGCCGTTGTCCAGTTTGATGTACTCCTGGCCCTTCGCTTTGATGCTCGAGTACTCGATCTTGAGGAGGTCGAGGGTAGAGCACATCCGCTCCCAGGCGCTGTGCGAGGTGCTGGTCAGGTGTGCCGTGTGCAGAATCTTCTCGCCGACGGCCAGGCCGTAGAGCTCGCGCATTATGATGATCTCGCCCTTACCGTTCCGCCGCGGGACGGAGTAGCCGAAGCGCGTGTGCACCCAGAGGCCCTGGTCGTTCTTTGCGAGCAGGTCGTAGCAGATCGCCGCCTGCCACTCCATGGCCGTTCTGCCGGTCAGGTCGTAGAGGTCGACGGCGAGCTGGCCGTCCGTGACGGTATACGGAAGGACGAAGCTGATCGTCGGCTCCTGCCGACCTGTCCGTCCTCCTGTCATTTGTAAAGTGCCCCATCAAGGTATTTTTTGGCCTTACAAGCCGAAGGTGCTCCGCTCGGCGATCTGCTCCGCGGTGCTCCATGATTTTGTCCAGACGTCCTGCTTCTGGCCTCGGTTCTTTTCGCCGGGATAATACTCGACCGTGCACCTGCAGAACTCGTGCCGGTGATACACCTCCTGGTTTGCGACCGGGTAGCTGTAATCTCCGGCGAGATCCTGGCACCATTTGCAGGCGCCGCCCTCTGCTGTCCGGATGATCCTCGGCCGGAGGCCGCTCTCGTAGGCGACGCGGGCGTTGTGCTCCGCCATGCCGGTGACGGCGCTCTGGAAGAGGTTTATAAGCGGCTCCCGGAGGTATTGCATAGACTCTTTTATGACCTCCTTTGCGCTCACCGCGTCGAGGATGCCCTGGATCCGATCGGTGTCCAGCTCCTGGTACGATGCCCTCATGCCTATGCCGGCGCGGCTGTTTGCCTGGTCAACGACCTGCCCGGTGTAGTACTGGGATTCCGTGTAACCTTCTTCGAGGTTCGGACGCAGCACTCTGTCTGCTATGTTGTAATAGAGCCGCCCGTTCGGCAGGCTCTCCGCGGTGAGGTATTTTTCACAAGCCGCGGTCAGTTCCTTGCCGATCTCCTGAGCTATGCGCTCCGCCTGGGGAAAGCCCCCTCTGCCTGCGGTGATCCTGGCCGCGGCGGCTCTTAGTGTTTTGTTTTCGTCGACGCCCTTCCGGAAGGCGTTCGTCACCTTCTCGAGGAGTTCCGGCGCGACGTCGATCTCCGCCGCCATGGGCGTTTATCCGATGCCGGTCAGCTCGCGGAGCCGCTCTTCCGTGAAGATGCCCGGAGCCGCCTGCTCGAGCTTCAGGACCGCGTCGCCGAGGCCGGCGAGCTGGGTCGCATCCGGCTCGAAGATCGGACCCCACGAGGGGATCGTGCTGTAGAGCTGCCGCCGGAGATAGGGGAAGTCGTCCCGGAGGCAGGCCGCGAGAAAGCCGGCGTTCAGGATGCCGATCGAGAAGTCCTGCTGCGCGCGTTTTGCCGCGAGCCGAAGGTTCTCGTGCTGGCTCCGGATCGCCTCCGCGCTCGACGGATTATCCGACGGGAATCCGAGGTCGTCCAGGGTCAGGCCGGTCTCGCCCGCGAAGAGCGAGGCGAACATCCGGAGCTGGTCCAGGTGCGGCGTCATGGCGCCCTGCTGGAACTGGCCGATCGTCGGGCGGTCTCCGTCGCCGTCCTTCGTGAACGCGAGGAGCGACGCCATCGTCGCCTGCCATTTGTCGAACTTCTCCGCGCCTTCTTCGAGGCCCGTCACCCATTTCTGAGGGAACGAGTAGAACTCCGCGGAGATCTCCGACCGCTTCACGGTGCGGACCGCCGAGCTGACGATGTCCATGCAGGCGCGGGAGATCCGCGAGTGGCCGAAGGGCCGCGTGGCGTCCGCCCGGTAGATCACCGGGACCAGGAGCGGGTGCCGGACCGCGTGGTTGTACACGCGCGGCTGCTCGCCCTTCTCCAGGTAGACGGTCTGCTCCGGGATGAAGTACGCCTCCAGCCTTGGCTCTCCGTGTTCGTCACGCTCCAGGACGGCGTAGCCTTCCTTCAGGAGGCCGGTCACGCGGTCGATGATGCCGGTGGCGTTGCCGCCGTCGATCGCCTCGATCCGCGGGAACCCGTCGTCCCCTTCGTAGATGTACAGGAAGGAGCAGGCCGCGATCAGAGCGCCCTGGATTGCCGAGCGGAACAGGATGTCTGGGCTGTTCTGGTCGTAGATGCCGTTAAGGTCGAAGACGTCCTCCTTGAAGCCGCGGAAGACAAGCCGGTCCGTCAGGCTGTCGACCGCCTTCCCGCACCAGCCGAGGGTGCTGCACCAGCCGCGGAGGGCCGGCGGCGTCGAGATGCCGAAGTCCGGGACGTGCTTCTTCATGTCGTAGAAGTCGTAGCGCAGCCGGACGCGTCTCCTCTTGTCCTCCAGTTTGTGCCGGAGATATTCGATTCCCATTAGTTCTGCCATTTCATGCACCTTTTGTCAGTTCTCGCACGATCGCTTTTTCTCTCTCTGATAGTTTCCAGGTGGTAGCTGCCGCTTTTTCGGCTGCCGCTTTTTCGGCTGCCGCTTTTTCGGCTGCCGCTTTTTCGGAAAGAAGGAGAGCCCCGCCGAATATGCCTTTTTCACCCATGGCGTCGAGGCTCGAGATCCTCCTCGCCTCGACGCGTGGGATCTTTACCGTCTGGCCGTATTTGCAGATGTAGTCCATCCTCGCAGCCGTTGCGACCTCATCCGGGAAGACGTACTTCGGAAGGTCTGCCGAAAAGTTCTTCGCGTACTCTTTCGCCGCGGCGTCCACTCGCCTGTATAGCTCCGGATCCGTCATTGCGACGTATTCCGGAATTAAGTTTGTGACGAACGAGGTCGACACGTTCGCCTTGTTCTCGTAGATGATGCCGACGCCGGTACAGATCGCGCACCGCTGGTCATCAATACCAGTGAAGGCGGTCAGCGCAGGAGCGAAAAGAAAGTACGGGATCCCCTTCTCTCCGTAAAATTTGGTGATCTGTGCCAGAATAGAAAACGGAGGATTGTCAACGACGACGTCCTCCGGCTTGTAGTTCTCTTTTTCATAGTCTCCGCCGGGGTAAAACGGGCGGACGAAGTTCTTCCTGTCGAGGTTGAATTTTTCCGCCACGTAGTCAGCGACGGCGTCGTATACGATGTCCGGAGTGTAGCAGTCGTCCGTCGTTTTCGGTTCCTCGAACTTGTCCAGGAACTCGTTGTACTCTGTGTTGCCTTCCTGCCGGCTGTCGTCGTCCCTTCTCCTGGTCTCGAACCAGTCGATCTCCTTCGAGAAGTCGTAGCCCTGCAGGTCGACCGTCTCCAGCTCGGCGCCGACCAGGTACGTGTCCCAGGGGCTTTCGTTCACCTTGTTGTCGATGATCCGGAGGCGCCGGATCTCTTCGTCCGTCAGGTCCTCCGCCTTGATGCAGGGGACCGTCTCGAGGCCGAGCCTCTTCGCTGCGAGCAGCCTGCAATGACCGATGACGACCACGTTGTCCCGGTCGATCACGAGCGGCTGGACGAAGCCGAACTGCCGGATGCTCTGGGCCACGTTCTTTATCTGCTTTTCGTCGTGGACCTTCGCGTTCCGCTCGTACGGGATCAGCGCGTCCGTCCGCACCTGCTCCGCTTCTCTGTACTTTCGGATCTCCGTCACGTTGCCTCCTTCTTCTGCCGGAGGAGATCGAGCAGGCTGTTTGACGGCTCCTCGATCTTCCCCTTCCCTTCCGTGGCGTCTTTGATCATGTTGTAAATCGTCCACCAGGCGCTCTGCGCTTGCCGCTGGTACTCGAGCGTCATGCTGACGTACGGCGATGTCACCGGCGCGCCCGTCGTCGGGTGCTTTGCTAAAAAGCCGGTGCGGCTGACCGCCTCCTCCGCCTGGATCCAGCGCGCAACGGCCATGCTGTACATCTGCAGCGCGTGGTCCGTCACGTACTCGCGGAAATGATGCGAGGCAAGCCAGGCGGAGATCTCCGCGTAGACCTGCGCAGCCTGCAGCGCGGCGTCGCCGGCGCGCTGGCTCGCGGTCATGAAGGCCGGGAGGACCGCCTGCTCCGTTTGATTTCCGACGATTTCAAACGCTATGGTGTTCTTTGGTTTCCTGCCGCTCCCCCTTCGGGGGCCTCCGCGGTTCTGTCCGTTTTTGTCCATGGTCTATTTTGGTTTTGAAATGGTTTCCGCGAAAATTCCTGCAG